TTGGATTCAAGCCGTGTTTACTTCCGGCTTCGGCGCTTAATGCCCGGTAAAAACTGCCATTGTTGTAATTGACAATTGTTTTTGTGCTATCGACCAGCTTCAACATTGATTCAAGTTCGGGGTCGGCCCGGACTATCTGCGAGCACACTTTATAGATTAAAGCTGCCTGTTCGCGTTCGGTTGCTGCGGAGTAGATTTCGCCGTTTTGTATTGCTTCAGGCCCGATAAGGTGAGTCAAAACGAGTCCGGCAATAAGTGCGCTCTTACCGTTTTTTCGAGCGACAGAAAGCACGGCGCGTCTTACTATCCTTCCGCCCTTATCATTGCACGGCCCGTAAACATCGCCCATAAAATCTTTTTGCCAATCTCTGATTACAAAAGGAGTCCCCGCACCAACCCCAGAAGGAACTGTAAGACATTCGAAAAACTGGATAATTCTTTCGACTCGTTTTTCGTTTATCATACACACCTAATATATAACAAAAATTATCTACTATGCAAAATTAACTATTTGCCACCTTCTCCCCACCCTGAATCAACCCGTAAAACTTGCTCTTCTTTTCAGGTTCGGCAGCGGTTACCTTTGACCGGCTGGACGGGGTCATTCCGAATTCTGTCAGGTAAGTATGGCAATCACGCATTGCCGTATTTGCAATACCAAGATAAGGGTTATGTATTGGATTGCCGTTGGAAGTTACAACCACCATACCGCCCTGAATCATTGCGGCTTCAGCGTCAACCCATCGCCCGTATGCCTGGCAGTATAATGCGAGTGCGGCGCAATCAATTTCTGTAAGCAATCCGATGCGGTGAAGCTTGTCTGAAATATTAACCCATTCAAGCTTTGCAGAGATAGTAAGATGCGATGGTGGATCTGGAACGTTAAACGCAACCGCTGGCATAGGCTCGCCCTCTGGCAGTGGCCTGCGCCCCGGGTTGCCCTCAAGTAACTTCATTTTTGTAGGTCTTGGTTTTGGTGTGGGCATATTTAATCAACAATCTTAATTTCAACAGGTTTTTTTATTTTATTTGCATAATCGATAGTGTTTTTGGTTCCCTTACTTTTGCCATCCCAAAAAGCCAATACAATATCGCAAGACTCAACTATTTTTTTGTTTCTCACCAAGGGTGCACCCCTGCCATATTTTTCATACTCTGGTAAAAATACTAATAGCTCTATATTGTTTTTTTTAGCGTATTCCATCCCGATGCTATCAACACCAACGGCCCCACCGGTAACAATCTTTGTTGCTACATATCCAGATAGTGCAGATTCAATTATGCGGCCATCTAAAATGTTCCTACTTCCAATTACAGCCACGACCATAAAACCTTCTCAGTGATTAGTGATTAATATTATTATATCATGACCGCGCAAAAAAGAATCCATTTTTTTTATTGTTGTTCCATAAGTTACAATACCATCAAACATCACAAAGCTCTCTGGTAATATAACTTTTTCATCCAAAGATATTGTATTAATATTTTTAATAAATGGAGAAAAAGTATTTATTTTAATTATTTTTTGTACCTCAAAAAGCAGTTCGGTGGCAAAATGAAATCCATTTCTTTTAAATCTATCACCACGAGGAGGAAGAACGACATTACCAATTTCGTTTTCCTTTAAAAATACACACAAGGGAAAAACAAACGGGTATATGTTTTCTCTGATAGATTTTAAAACTTCAAGATTCATTCCAAGGTTTCTAAATATTGCAAAATACTTAGTGCTGTTAGTGGTAAGGTTTGAATAACACGAACTATAGCTAAAGTGATTTTTTTTAATCTTCTGTACTGTTTTCAGATTTTTGCTATCCCTTTTGACTTCAGAATCGCAAGGGCTTTTGATTTCGGCGGGTTTATTTTGCGGGCTAAATGGTTCCCACTTTTTTAAAATAGGGCTGTCGGTGGACAATCTAAGCCCCTATGCCAAAACTTGCGCCGTAAAAATTGAAAC